TAAATAATATTAACTATGTTGTTTATAAGAAAGATTTATTAGCATTCAATTACATTCCTGGTACTCTAGAATTTGATTTCTTCTTAGGCTTTTGGAGTACTAATAGATTTTTCTCTAATCTTAGTATAGGAGATTTCTATCTAACTCAGCAGTATTTAGAAATGGCTAGAAGAGTTCTTTCAGCAGATGGAACATGGGAAGTAGTAGGAAACAAATACCTTCAATTACATCCGGTCCCACAAGCAACACCTACTCCTGTTATTGTTGAATATAGAGCGATGAACTCGGATACAATACACCCTGCATATAGAAACTGGATACAGAAATATGCTACTGCGTGTGCTAAAGAGACACTAGGTCGTATAAGATCAAAATATCAAATCCTTCCGGGTCCGGGCGGTGGATCACAATTAGATGGTCAAGTTCTCTTACAAGAATCTGTAGCTGATAAAGAAAAGCTTATGGAAGAGCTTACACTAGCTATAGAAGAACCACCAATGTTTAGCACTGGTTAATTATGTCTAAATTTGGAAAAATAAATGATAAGCTATCTTTGCCCTCTATCGACAATGAAGAGAGCTTGCTTAGACTATTTGACAAAGATAATCCAGATAAAACATTATTTAATTTAATAGATGAGGAGAATGTTAGGTTAGCAGGATCTCCTCTTATGATTTATAAGTATTATCAAACAGAGTCACAAGTAGATTCTGTTTATTTAGAAGAAAGAAATAAAGCAATAGCTTATGAACCAGTGTTAGTTTATGGGCATTATGATCCAAGACCGATTGAACAAGGTCTTACTCAATTTGGTATTGAACTCTCTAATGATCAGTTATTTACTTTTAATAAAAGTTATGTAGAGAGGCGGTTAGGCAGGGTTCTAATTCCGGGTGATATTATCAAACCAGTTTTTCAAGAGATAAAGTTTGAGATATTTGAAGTTCAAGAAAGTAGCTTTGAGGCATACGGAATATACCACTTGTCATGTTATGGTAAGATCCTCAGAGATACAGAAGATACTCACAGGCAAGTTGTGGAGGAAGCTCCACAACAAGGAACCTCAATTCAACTAAGGGACCCCTATGACGATATGGAAATTTAGTAATGGGTAGTGTAACGGTATATAATTTATTTTCAGAATTTCCTGAGGCCAATGGTGGACTTTCTGCGACTATATCTTCAGATTTCACAATGGTCACAGGGGTATACTTCGATGGTACACCTTGGGTCGCTCCCGCCAAAGACGATATAAACTTCTCTGCTGACATTATATCTGTAAGCCCTGCAAAAACATTAAGCGTTCACGGATCTCCAATGAATGGTATAATGATGAATATACCTGGAGGACAAAGGGAACACGGATACGATGGGAGTGCCGCTACTTATAATGATACTCTTAATGAAGACCTTCCACTTAGATGTACGGTTAATGATGTAGTAATTACTGCTTCATCAAATCACTACGCAGGTTATGGTTACGTTCCAGCATCTAGAACTCATAGAAGTACGAGAAGCTTTGTCGCATTCAAAATGCCAATATACTTTTTAAGCTCAGTACCAGAAAATCCAAATGACTTCCGACCTTCAGCCTATGGGAATAAAAACAATAGGCTACAATTTAAAGAAGAAGACTTTGATCCTGATAGAGTTTTTTCAATATTAGAAGAAGATACCGGATACTACTTTGACGGCTATTGGGAGAGTAATACTACAAGATCTAATATAGTTAGCCCAGACTGGGATCAGCTAATCCTAGAAAATAAATACTTCATGGGAGATGATATTAGTAGATGGACCGCAGAGGATCAAGCACCGGCATTCCAAGCTTTCGGATATGGACAAACAGTTGGTCAGGGTATAGAAAGAGCATTATGGAAATTAATGTTTACTTTGAAATCAGAAGATGATAAAAATAAAAAGAGACAGCTTCTAAAATATCTCACACAAAGAGGAATAGATCTTTGGTCTGCGTGGCTAGACGGAAGATATTTGGAGTCATTAGGGGGACACTCTCAAGGAAGGAAAGCATTTATACTTTTAGCTGGGATTGCCTTAAATAATCAGGAAATGAAGGATCCTAATTCACAGATAGGAAATCACCCACTTTACACTGATTATGGTAGATTTCAAACTGATTCTGTGTTTTTTGAGGGTGTAGATTTAACATATGATTTATTTCCTTCGGCAGTTTTTAACGGTTGGAGGTATGGTCATAATTTTCAAACAGAAAATAATAGCCCTACAGCCGTAAATGCTTGGATGAAGAATCATCCAAGTACATGGACTACAGGTGAAGTAAGTAATCAAAAAGCCGCTAAATATTGGTTGGAGATAAACAATGTCCCACAGATGGGACAATCAATGTTTGCATATGTTCATGGTCTAGCAGATGAGTATAGTAAGTCTGTTTTTGGACAAAATACTCAAACTACTTTTGGTATGAACGCTCCTTTAGTTCGTGATTTAAGTGCATTAAATGTTTATAATGCGGCGGACTGGCAGTTCGTTGGTAACCAAACTAGTGCTGTAGTATTAGGCTCATATGGAATTGCAAGTACTTCTAATTCTAAAAACTTTACTGCAAATTATTTTAGAAAATTTAGATTATCCAATGATATATTATCAAATTTATCAAAAAATGGATTAGAAACTTATGGAGTAAAAGCTTATACAGGGGTAAAGAAGTTTACTGGTCCATACCTAATCACTAACGAATCTATACATATTGGAGATGATGAAAAGACAACTTTTGAAATATTCTTAGCTCCATCTGGTTGGTCATGCAGCTTACTATATGGACCTTTATTAGAAAATCCATTTAAGTTCAATGCCGAAAACTATCTTTATATTGATACAACTAACCAGCAGTATCAGTACTCTTCTGTTCAAACTGTAACCCCAGGGGAATATGGTGTTATACTAAACACAACCATTTTACCATCCCCACCAGCAGAAGCGACTAGTTATGGTATTCAAGCTGTTTTTCAAAGCCCACAAGGGGACTATATGTCCACTAATGCAATAGAAATTGATATTGGATATGTGGACTTTGTTAGTAGAGAGTTAGAAAAGTCCTTTACAGTGGTAGAAAGAGATATATCAAATCTTTTAGTAACTGAAGAAGAAATTGCGTTATCTTTTGAAAACTTAAAAGTTCAACCTGCGTCTAGGAAAGTATACAATCTTATTTTAGAAAAAATAAGAACTGATTCTGGGCATTTATCTAGAAAAGTATTTTATGAAACTTTAAAGCAGCTTATAGCTAGTTTTGGAAGCGTAAAATACGTTGATGCTAACAATAATGTGGTCCCTGTAAAATGCTTCCACTCTTCCCCAGAAAGAACTATAGCATCACTTTATTCAGGTAACAACATTACCCTTCCAGTCCTTACAATAGGTGAAGTTTCTACTCAATCCAGACAGGGGGAAGGTAGCAGATATAGCCCAATTTTAGTCCATGAGAAGTTCTGGGATCCTAAGAGTCAAAGAGCAAAAAGAATACTTAGTTTAGCACCAAGACCAATAACCTTAACATATAATCTGAATATTTGGACAAAATTTAAAAATGATTTAGATCAAATTAGAGAATTTATATTACTTATGTTTAACCCTGATTTAGAGGTTAAGACACAATATAGCAATATTACTAAGGCGTATATTACTTCGGAATCCGATGAATCTACGTTAATAACTCAGGATGCTCAAGATAGGGTTCTACGAAAGACTATATCAATTAACGTGGAGACCTGGGTCCCATATCCCAAATATTTGTATACATCATCAGGTAAAATTGAGACATTTAACTTTGAGTTTGATATATATAAATAATATAAAATTTTTTAGATTAATTAGCTTATGGCTAATATAAATATTAATAGGAAAATGGCTAAAAAAACAAAAATAGTTAAAAATTCACAAGGGGCAAGCCCTTCAAAAGTTAAAGTCATTACGCCACCAAAGGCTGTAGTTACTGGGAAAGTATCTGTACCTACAGTTAAAAAATCTGTCAGTACAGTTAAATCTAAGCAGGTTTCTATGAGTGCTAATAAAATAATTAAGAATGTTTCCCTTCAGGGCTTAGAACTGTTTATAAATTCTGGTAAAGGTCCAGAGGCTATCTGGCTCGAACCCAGAAAGTCTTTTAGATTAAAAGAGAATGAAATTACTTCTCAAATTCTTACTTTAGAGAAGAGAAGACTTCTCAGAATTACGAGTGTATAGGTAAAGTATAATGGCAAAAATACCCACTAGTCCAGCAGTAGTCTACATTGAAAAAGATAATTCATTTTATCCACCAAATATTGATTCTTCAATAGTGGGTATTATTGGCTTTGCTTCTAAAGGTGAACCAAACAAAGCTGTCTTGATTACAACCCAAGAACAACTTATTAATGAGTTTGGTGAACCAAGTGAAAGCATTTATGGTCAAGGATTGGAAGGGGCTTTAGAAATCCTAGAAGCAACAAATCAAATGAGATTTGTTAGAGCCCTTCCATCGGATGCCAAGGAAGCATCCTCTTACATTCAGTTTGGATCTTGCCCAGCGATTAAGTTTGATGCTATGGGCTTTGGTATAGAGAAAGACCTATATCTAAAAGTTCAAGTTACTGATAACAATGGTGTAGAGAAGTTCTCACCAATGAAAGAATTTTCTTTCGATTCTGCAACATTAGGTTCCTTATATGATAACCAAGCAGAGGCAATGGCTTCTATCATCGGTAAGGGCGAAACAGTTGATGAGCATGTGTCAATAGTTATTGATCCAGATGATATGGATACTTGTTATCTTGTTGGCAACTATGCAGGATCCAATGCTTCCTTAACGGTTTCATCCTTTTTGGATAATACATTTGAAACTCCAATAAAAGCCTTTGAAGTTATTGACTCAGAAGGAAATAATATTATTCCTCCCCCGGTAGCTGACCCTAAAATAGTATACATCCCTAACCTACTTTATTCAGGTAGTGTGGCTGAAGCACTTTTTACTACTGGTAGCCTGGATTTAACAGATCTTAATGGAAGTTCAATTACTTATTCTGCAACTTATTTGACCGCCGTTGGAGCCACAAGAGAAATAAAGGAAACATCCTTTTTTGTTACAGGTAGTGACTTTGGTGATATTGGCAGTGTAGAATACCAGGAATTTTATGGTGTCTTCACTGGGACTACTGCTTATTATGACCTAACTTCATTTGGTGTAGAAGTAATATTATTAAATACTACATCAATTGGCTTTTCGTCCGCAGATATAGGTGATTATGCAAAACTACAATTCGGTGTTACTGGCGCTCCCGGTCAGTTTAATGAAGGGGCACTTACAGGTATTCTAGGTTTACAAGGTGGTACTACAGACGGCAACTATAGGTATTTTGTTGGAGTTACCGGTGCGGCTGGAACTGATACTAAACTATCAGATATAGATCCTAATAATAGAAGTTCTAAGGCTCATGGTGATGGTACCAAATTTCAGTTTTTTGTTACTGGAGTAGATGGGAGCATCTATGACGCTACTGCTTTATATGGTGAAAACTTTACAACAATTGAGGATCTAACTGTCTTTATTAATGGTGCTTTTGTTACGCCTGCTGTTACAGCGTCTTACGAAGATCAAAAAATTTATATTCAAGAAAATGCTGTTGATTATCCATTAGAAGATAACTATTTTGATTTCTATATGGCTACATCTATTCAGGGTAATGCTCTTGGCTATGATTGGGGAGAAACTTTGTTAGATCCTGAAAGTAGACCAGCAGCAGCAAAAATGCCGGATCCAGTTTCTGGCCTTGAACTTACAAGAGAGTCAATACAATATAAGGTTGAATCATTATTCCCTGGTGAGGGCTATAACTATGTGACCAAGGATGATGGAACTCCAAAGGGAGCTACCATAGAAGTTGACAACAGACCAGTGCAGAATGTTTTAATTACTGTCAATAATGATGGAGTCCAGGCAGAGACATTTGAAGTTGGAGTAGTTAAAGGTCTTAAGTTCTTTGAAACAGCAATCAATGTTGGAACGGATAACCCAACATCAGATTATATAAAAGCTAATATAGAACTAACAGGATC